CCAGGGACGCCCAAACTGCCATCCTGCTGCGATACCTCAACGGAGAAATCGGCCATGACTGACCGCCTGACAGCCGAGACGGCGCGCGTGGGGATGCGGGAGGCTTTGCTTGCCCTGCTGGCCCGCGCTGAGGCTGCGGAGGCGCGGAGCGACGAGGCCCACCGCGCGCTGATCGTGGAGGTAAAAAGGACCGAGGCATTCCGCGCCGAAAATACCGACCTGACCGCCCAGCGCGATGCCGCGATTGCCGAGCGGGACAGGCTGGCCGAGGCGATGGCACAGGCGCGGCGCGAGGGGATGGAGGCGGCGGCGCGGATTGCGAGCAGCATCAGGCTTCCTGCGCCATGGAGTATAGAGGCACAGCGTTTCTCGGAAGCGGCAGAGCGCATTGCATCCGCCATCCGCAGCGCGGCAGGGGAGGGCGGGGAGTGATTACGTTCAATATCACGTTGGCAGAAGTGGCCGAGAAGACCGGCATCTCCGCCGCCACGCTCGCCGGCCTGCGCGACGGGTCGCTTGTGGCGGTGCCGAGGGGTGATCTCGAAATGCTGCTGATCGCCGTGACAACGAGCATCTCGCGCCTCACGGAAATGGGCGGGGCATTGATCGCCCAGGAATGCAAGATAGCCGCCGTGCTCACAGCCTCGGAGGCGCCGCGCGATGAGTGACAACGAAGCAACCCTGCTTGAGCAGATCGCAGAAGTGAAGCGCGAGTGCGCCATGCGCGAGCGCGTCTATGGATCGTGGGTGTTGTCCGGGAAGATGAAGATCGAGGATAGCAAACGGCAAATCCGCCGCACGGGGGCGGTACTGGCTACGCTGGAACGCGTGCACGCAGCCGAGACAGGTCATCAGCCGGAGTTTGATCTATGAGCGAGGTCGGGAAGGCGCTGGCGGTTGCCGGCGAGGCTGTCCGCAAGGCGCTGGTCAAGCCGCCGTGCTGCATGGAGGGAACGGGCTGCGAGATGCCGCCGTGCCATTGCTCGCAGGTGGCAGCATACGCCGCAGTCGCCGCGTTCCTGCGCGCGCTGCCGTGGAGTTTTGCGGCTTCAATGGGCGGCCTTGGGCGGCAGGTATTTCTGGAGGACTGGCCCGCACTCGCCGCCGCAGTCGAGGCCGCAGCGAAGGAGGCCAATCATGGATGACGCCTGGCAGCCGATTGAGACAATGCCCATGCACAAGCAGGTTCTGGTGTCCGATGGCGATCTGGTGAAGCCAGCCGTCCGGGTGAGCGAGGACGCGGTATCAGCGCCGATCCTGATGACGATTGGCATGTGGTCGCACTGGCGACCGTTCCCGGCGCCGCCGATGGTTGACGACGATGCAGAATGACGCCGCCGCCGAGCCGAAGCGCATCCAGCGCAGCCGCGCGAAGGGCTGGCGCATGCCGCCCGGCGTCGTCTATGTCGGGCGGCCGGGACCATGCGGCAACCCGTTTCAGCATCCAGACAAGTCCATCGCCGTGCGGATGTTTCGCGCATGGCTGACCGGCGGCATGCGGACCGCGACGCTGTTCGATGAGCGCCTTAGGTGCATCGAAGGAAAGCGCGCGCTGATCCATCGGCGCGACATGATCCGGCGCGAGGTGCTGCCGTACCTGCGCGGCAAATCGCTGGCCTGCTGGTGCCGCCTCGACCAGCCCTGCCACGCAGACGTGCTGCTGGAACTAGCGAACGCACCGCTGCGCTGCGAGGCCGCAGCAAAGGAGGCCGATCATGGATGACGCCTGGCAGCCGATTGAGACCGCGCCGAGGGATGGGACCGAGATCATCGGCATGGATGCGGCCGGTTTCATAGCGCGGACCTGGTATTTCGCGCCGTCATCCAGGACGTTCGGTTGGTTGCGTATGTCGCGGCGCCCCCCCTACCCATGGTGGCATCCATCCGACTGGCGCCCCATGCCCCCGCCGCCGAGCGCCGCCGATGTGCGTTAGCGCATATGTGTTCCGCGCGGATGGGCGCCGGTCCCGCGCGTCTGGCATAGGCGAACTGGCCGACGCTCTGGGCATCGGCCTGCGCGCCATCCCCATGCAGCGCGGCATGGCGTTCGCCCGGCGGCGCAATGACTGCCTGTGCAACGTCGATATGGCGAAACTCGCGGCGTCGCTCGGCATGACGTGCGAGGCACCGGAATACCAGGACACCGACCATTTCGACGGTTGGGCGCTGAGGGAGAGCAGCAATGCAGAATGACGCCGGCGAGCCGCGTTCCCGCACGCGCTACGCGCGCCTTTACGCAGACGGAGGCATCAGCGTGATGCCAGCGGGCGCGTCATGGGAGGATGCGCGGCGAAACCTGATCGACAGCAGCGACGATGACGACACAGAATTACTAGAAATTGAAATCATCGTGATCCGCACGCACGGCCGGCCGAAACTCCGCGCGCTTCGCAGCCATTCAGTGTGCTGTCCGACCTGCGGCGACGTGATACGCGTGGAGATGCCTCATGCAGAATGACGCCGCCGCCGAGCGATCCGCGCACGTCACCCGCGCGGGCGCCGAATACGTCGAACGCTGCGTCGTCTGCGGCGGGCCATGGCGGAAGGGCGGCGCGTCCTACGCCGCGCGCGCCGGGCTGATGCCGGGTGTACCGATCATGGAAGTGTGCAGCGCGGCATGCGCCGCCCAGCCGCCGTTTGCGAGGGAAGCATGAGCGCCGCCATGGACCGAGACACAAAGCGCGTCATCCTGACTGGCGACCCCCTCACCCGCATGCATCGGGAGATCGTGGGGGACGCCGCGCGGGTTCATATCCCGCTGCGGGACGTGGTGGCCCTGCGCCACTACGCCGAGCACCTGGTGGGGCTGGCAGCGGTGCTGCGGCGGCTGTCGCACGACACCACCGAGGAGCAATGGCGGCTGCTGTTCCGCGCGCGGCAGGAGATCAAGGCGACCGACAAAATGATCCGCGCGGGCGTTGTGCCGGCGCGCAGATAGTCCTAATCTGCTGTCGGCGCTTTCGTGCTTCAGGATTATGGAAGCACAGGCTGTAGGTATTCAGTCAGTAACAGCCTCAATATATTGGGGCTGTTGGCGCCGTTACCCTACTATACCTTATGCGGCAAATAGATTTGGCACAAAGTTTGCCGCATAACGCATTGAAAAGGTTAGAACTAAAATCCTCGCGTTTCGTGGCAATGCCGGCGCCGTGCCGCGAGACACAACATCTAGTGGCGCCTCCGGATGATTTTCCGCCCCATAGCAAGCGGCGTGCCAGTAGGATGGAAATCACCACTTCACCCCCGCCCTGAACACATGCCCGCCGATGCGGAGCGTTTCCTTCCCCTCGTTCCGCCATGCCGGTTGCGCGACGGCCGGGTTGAAATAGTGCAGCGCCCCGCCGGTAATGTCGGGCCGCGCCCAAGCCTCGCGCGCGATGGCGACCCAATGCCGGTAAGCCTCGCTCTCGGGGCGCAGGCTGGTGATGACCTTCCGGTTGGGGTCGTTCGCGTTCCAGCAGCTAAATTGCCACGGGCGCAGGCACTCGGTTGCCGCGTTGGTCCCGCGCCGGACGGCCCGGTTGCGGATGACGTGAACCACCGCAATGGCGCCGTCCCGAGGCTCGCCCCGCACCTCGCCGTGCAGGGTGCGGACCAGCGTGTCTAGGTCGGCTTCGGACAACGGTGGCCAGGTCGTGGTGGCGGGCTGCGCGGCGGGCAAAGACAGCGGCGCCGAACCTTCAAGCGTTGCTTGATAGTTGCCCCGGAACATGCCGGCGATGCGCGCGAAAAAACTCATTGAGCAGATCCCTTCCAGCCGCACAGCCGCGCGCCGGTCTCGTTGTGGGCAAGCACCGCCTCAGCGGTCGGGCGGGTCAGACTGTCCCCCTCGCCCACCAGCACAGGGCGCCACGGCGCACAGACGCTAGGGGCGGCCCCATCGGTCGCGCAGGCTCCGCATAGGGTCAGGATCAGCAGCGGCAGCGCCTTCCGCATCGCGGCGCACCTCCATGGTTCGGATTGTCTCCCGCAGCCCCGCAGCCTCGCGCCGGGCTTCCTGGGCGTCAGCAGCGGCAGACAGCCGCCCGCCGCGCTCTGCCATCGCCCACAGCGCCAGCGCCGCCACAGCAGCCGCCAGCGCGCCCCAGCGGGCAAGCGGCGAGGCTAGGGCGGCGATCACGGCTTACGCGGCGGGATAGCCGCCGACACCATCCCCAGCGCGAACACCGCCAGCGCGGCGTAATGCTCGACCATCTGTTCCGCCCGCTGCGCCATCGCCAGCCCGATCAGCGCCCACGCGAGGCTTCGCATCGTGCCGGGGTCGCGCAGGTTGTCGCGGAGGTAGTCGAGGATGCGGGCCTTCACCGCGCCACCCCCACGCGCTGCGCCTCTACCCATCGCTGGATGGGAGGCAGGACGGCATCAAGCCGCGCGAGCAATTCCCGCACCTGCCGCCCCTCGACCTCGTCGCGTTCGCGGTAAGCCTCAAGCCGGGCAAGCCGATCGCTGCCCCGCTCCACCTGCCCTTCTAGCCGCACGCCCCAGACCAGCAGGGCCACCAGCATGGCAACCGCAGTGAGTAGATTGCCCGCTGTCACTGTGCCATCCCACCTAAGCGCGCGCCGCTCTGGCGCGGGAATGTCGCTCATCCATGCCCCCGAATGTGATCTATCTCACGCGCGCGCGCGCGCGAATTATGCGTGAATTGACAAGCCCGCGAGCAGCGCGGCGCCTACAGCGGCGCCGAATAGCGCCTCTCCGATCTCGGTCGCCGCCGGGCGAGCATCGGCCCCCACCACGCCGCGCCGGCTGCGGCGAGCACCGCCGCGACAGGCACCACCCAGACAACGCCGCGCAGGGTATGAAGCGCGAAGTCGCGCGGCCCCGCCCCGCCGTTGCGCCCAAGGTCGATGCTGCCCCACCAGCCCGGCAGACAGCCCAGCCAGAGCGCCGCGCCAATGGCGACGCACCACCACCAGGCCAGCGGCGTGGCGACCCAGCACAGCAGCGCGAGCGGCGCCGCCCAGGCGACGACGCGCGCCGTCGTCGCGCCCCGGCCGGTGATGCGCTGGAACACCGCCGCGCCACGCAGCCAGAACCCGGCGCCCCCTATGATCGCGCCGGCCAGGATCACAGCGCCGCGCCCTCGGCAAACAGCGCGTCCAATTGCGCGTCGGTCAAGCCAAGCGCCGAGCCAATAGTCACCACCAGAGGCGAAGACCGATCAACAACCGTTGCGTATTCCCACTCGATCCGAACGGCCCGATCAGCCTGCGCAATCATGGCCTCGACGTCATCAAGTAGCCCGGCGGCCAGGAGCGCGAGGCGGGCCTGGCGCATGGTCACCTGCGTAACCGGCGGCGCGGCCGGCGCGACGTAAGGCGCAATGACAAGTTCTCCAGCAGCAACAAGTTCCTGGATGCGCGCGTAGTCGGTGTTACCGGGGGCGCACGGCACGAAACTAGTAACTCCGGAGATGTCCGCGCGGATCGCGGTGTTCTCAGGGCTGGCGTAAGACACGTTGGTGTATGTCATTGCGGTTTGCCCTTAGAGTTCTGCCGAAAGAGCATAGGATGCATTAAAAACCGCTCCGTTCGCGACACTTGCGTTTATCTGGAATAAGCCGGCAGGCTGACTAGAATAAACGACCAATTGATTTATAGATGCATCGATTGCAGTGCCTGCGGATAATTGCGCTGCGGTTGGCGCGGCTCGCATGGCGACAGCGCCCGACCACGTTGATCCTGAGTTTGCCGCCGAAGGAGCTTGTTCACTGACATTAACAACCTGATAATATCGCTGGCACAGCGCCAGTTCAGTGCCGATATGGCGCCGCTCGAAAGGGCTGCCAGCGGAACCGACCTCAAGTTGAATGTCGCCGATAGTCCAAGTGCCGCTTGTTTGAGCGCCGACCGTGAGCACAATCTCGATGCCGGTCGTCGCAGCCGCCGGGACACTGATCTGCGCGCTGTAGCGCGTGACCGTGCTCGTTACGGTGAATGTGCCCGTGGCAATCTGCGTCCGGGTAGGGCTGGCCAGCGTGCCGAATGTGTCGGTTGTGTTCGCGTAATAGGCCGTCCACGTCACCGAAGTTAGTAGGCTGTTGGCGAGATCAACACCGAACGTGACGGTCGTGCCCGCGAAATCAGCGGAATTGGCTGCCTCGATGCGCTGGCCAAAGCCGATAGCGGTGACGGATGCCGCCCCGGTGAAGCGGTATCGGAATGTGTTGGCGACCGCGCCAGTGACGCGCTGGCCGGTGACGTTGGCGCCCGTGCAGTAGCCATACCAGCGATCCACCGCATAGGCCAAAGCAGCGCCCGCAGTGAACGTCTTCGCAGCGCCCGCATTGCGTTGGTCGATCAGCATGCCTCCGTTGATAATGCGGTTGCGCGTCCCAGCCAGTTGGCCTCCGTTAAACGGCTGCGCGGCAATCCTGAAAGCCGTTCCATCATAGACGGCGGCGACAATTGCAGAAGCGGGGAGGTCTCCTGCGACCAATGCGTCCCCGGATGCCGTCTTCAGCGCCTTCGCGCCCAGCGCATTGATATTGACCGTGACCGCGCCAGTGTTGGCGCCGGGGGTGACGAACGTATGCACCTCCCCCGCCGCGTAAGCGGTCGTGATCGGTGAGGTTGTGATCGTGATAGCGTCAGCCGTTCCGCCCGCTGTGCCCCGCCAAGTCGCGGCGCCGTCCTGCGCCTGCGCCATCGTGAGGTATTGAGCGCGCGCGGTGGCGTTGCCAACGCCCGTATGTTTAAACGTCGCCATTGGCAGGTCGGCGGTTGGCGGCGTCCGGCCGTCTGCGGCGATGGAGTTCTGAATTTCGCTCCCGAGGTCGCCCAGCCAGGAATTAACCTGGCCCTCATCAATGATGGTCCCGGCCACGAAGTTGGGCACGGGCTGGCTGTAGGAACCGGAGCCGTTACGAGGCATGTGCAAAACCTCACGATTAAAAAGCCCGCACATCTGCTAGGATGTCGGGCATGGTGTCTTTGGGATTGCTAGTCGCGTTCGGCTTCGTCGCCGGGCTAATCGCGATGTATCTGGATCAACGGTCCTGATCGTTGGCGGCCACGGCGCCGCCGCGAAGCAGCCGCGCCATGAGTCCACGGCGCAGTTCTGCAACCTGAGCGTCGCGGAATGCGCGGCCCGTCAGGCGTTCCAGCGTCGCCGTATTGGCCGCAGGATCAAGGTTGAATAGGCGTTCCGCCAAGGCATCGGCCGTGCTGGGATTAATGCCTTGTCCGCGCCGGTAGATCGACGTCCCCGCCCGAGACAGCATGCCGGTTAGGCCGCCGCGACTGCCTGCGTCCAACATGGCCATGAGCGTTCCGCCCGGCGGATCGACGCCCATATCGTCGCCCGCCGCGAGAAGCCGCGCCGTCTGCGATCCCGCGCGCGGAGACACAGCCCGGTCAACCTGCGCTTGGCTAACCTCGCGCTGGAGAGCGGCAACCAGCGCCTCGCGGCGGGCCTCGTCAGGCAGCAGCGTGCGCAAGCGCGCCTGCATCTGCCGGTCTTCCAGTAGGCGCCGCGCAGCGCCAGGCGCCCGCGCCGGGTCGCTCGTCATGTCGGAGAACGCGCGGCCAGCGCCGACCCGCATGAAGTCCGCGTCGTTCTCACTCAGGCGGTCCGCCGTTTCCGCCACTCGGTCGCGGTCGGTTCGGAACGCCTGCCGCCCGCGCTGCACCGCGTCCATGGACTGCGACGGCCCTGCCCACGCTTCAAGGGCGCGGCGATACGGCGGGAACATCTCGGCCAGCGTGTCCCGATAGGCCGCGCGCGCCTGATTGACCGCGTTGCCATACTGATCGAGGCGCAGAACGCCCGTGGTGCCGTCGCGGAAGCCCTCAACGATCTCGTCAAAGCCTCGCTTTACCGCGTCCATCAGGCGCATGTTGGGCGTCGCGCCGTCAACGGGAACCAACTCGCCGTTGACGCGCCGCAAGCCATACTGCGCCGGGTTGAATTCCTCACCCCGCGCGAGGTGCTCGATCTCAACGACGCGCAGGCCGCGCCGCATCGCTTCCTGGCCAATCGGATCTTCGACGAAGCGGGATACGCGCCCGTATTCATCCGGGGTCAACTGAATGCGCCAGGACCGCTCATAAAGCGGGCGCGCATTTACCCGGCGCCGGTCGCTCAGGTCGGCAACGATACGCGACACATCATCGCCGCTACCGCCGCCGAAGGCTGCATCGCCAGCCGCCGCAAGGCGGTCAGGAGAGCCAGCCCGGCGGGTCTGCGTCACCGTGTCGGCAACCTCCTGCGCCCGGCTAGGCGTGTTTGCCGTTACAGCCGCGAGGTTAACGGTATTCCGCCCAGCGACATCAGGTAGGATCGTGCCTTCCGGCGCGCTGGCAAGGCGTCCACGCACGTCATCGAGCGAGATACCGTCACGCTCGAAAGCGCGCAGCACCTGACGATCTGCGGCAACCTCCGGGTTGCGGAGGCCCACCGCGTCAAGCACGCGTCCGCCAACTCGCCCCGCGAGGTTCAGACCGGCGCCCAAGGCCGCGCCGCCAGCAGCGCCTAAAGCGCCGCCGGAAACCGCGCCATCTAGGCGGTTCTCAGCCCCGCCCTGCGCTTCACCAAACCCACTTGCCGCCCCCCCGAAGGCGCCAGCCACAGCCCCCCGCGCAGGCGCGCTTCGAAGCATCCGCTCAGTCAGACCAGCCCCGGCACTCGCCCCGCGCAGAGCAAGGCCCGGCCCAACAACGCCGCCGACGAAGTTACCCACCGTGGACGCAACCGGGCTTTCCTCGGCATAGGCAGCGTTGCGCCCCCGTTCTGCGGCAAGCGCGCGCTCATACCGATCCCCGATGGGCAAATTGCTGTCGGGATGCCACGGAAGGCCGGAGCTAAGAGCACGGACGCCCGCGTTGAACTCATCCGAAAGCCCGAACGTCAGGCCGCTGATAATCGAGCGTTGCAGGTTGTCGCCAATGGGCGCACGCGCGTTCGCCTCGCGCCCCTGCTGAACCGCGCCCGCCTGCTGGACGTGCTGCTGAACAGCACGATCCATCACATCGTCGGCGGTTTCCGCCGGGAAGCGGAGTTCCGTGCCGTCGGGCAGGCGGGCAACCCGCTGTTCGGCCATTAGCGAACCCTCCTACCCTGCGAATCATATTGAATGATTTGTGGGCCAGCCTGCCCTGTCGCGCTCGGCGCCTGCTGCCCGCCTCCGCTTGGCCCGCCGCGCAATACTTCTTCAATCGGCGATAGCGAGCGGTATCCACTGGCAGGCCCAAACGCCTCGTATTGGTCGCGCAATACGGCCTCATATTCGCGCACAAATTCGCGGACTTTTTGCTGCACAACATTCGGCGGGTCGCCAACCTGCGGAATGAACGGACGGAGGCGCGGAAACTCTGCGGCTGTCACCGCCGCGCCGCTGCGTTGATGAATAACGAGGCTCCCGAGGTTCGCGGCGAGCGCGCGCGCCTGCACGCCATCCGGGTCGATCCGCTCAAGTGCGCCTGGAACCGTATTTGCCGCTCCCTGCCAGAAACCGAACGACTGGGGCCGCTGTTCCGCCAATTGAAGGGCCAGCCGCGCCTGCCGCAAGCCGTTGGCATTCTCCAGCATCTGCCCGGCGATAGCGTTCGGCTGTGCTGCGGCAGGCTGCTCTGCCGGGATATACTGCGCCGTTCTGCCATCAGGAAGTTGCACAGCCTGGGCAGATCGTTGCGTCGGAGGTGGGGCTGCGCCAGGCATCGCGTCATTTACCGGCGCGGCAAGGCCACCTGATGGCGTTGGCCCCTGCGCTTGCGCCGGAACAGTTGATCCGCCGCGTGCGGTAGATTGCGACGGGCGAGGCGCGGGAATAATCGCGATGCCGCTAGGCCCGACCTGCACATTGTCGCGCCCAAACACAGACGCCGCCAAAGATTCAAGTTCCACCTGCTCGCCCGGCGATAGGCGGTCGCGCCGTGCGTCAAGTTCGATATAACGCCGCCGGTCGCGGTCTATCTGAGAAGGCTGCTCTCCACTGCCCGCCGGGCCAAGCGCCTGCCTGTTGTTCGGATTGCGCGGGTCCACCGCGTAGAGCGTGCCGCCGATGTTCTGGAACGAATAGTTCGCCCCCTCGCGCTGCGGCAGCGCCTGCGCCATTTGCAGCAGCTGCCGGGACCGCTCCGCGATAACCGGGTTGTTGCTGTTCATGCCCTGCATCGCGGCCATCACCATCCGCTCGCGCGACAGCCCGCCAGCAGGCGCCTGCTGCCCGCCCGCCGGGGCGGCGTCCTGCGGCGCGGATGCAGATGCTGGGATTGCAGCGGGCGCGCTACCGTCCTGCGGCAACCAGCGTCGCACGTTCTGCACGTAGTTCGGATCGCCTCCGCCGTTGTAGGCCGCAAGCGCCCTGTCCTGCTGCGCCGGATCGTTCCAATCCGTGACGCCCGACGCGCGGCCACGGCCCGCCAGATACCGCGCTCCGGTCAGGATGTTCTCGCGCGGGTCGGTCAGACGCGCCGGGTCAACCGGCTGCACGCCAAAGCCGGGCCGCCGCGCCGTGCTCGGCATGATCTGCATGAGGCCGATCTCGCCTGACCGCCCGCGCGCGTTCGGGTCAAAGTTGCTTTCCTGCCTTATCTGCGCCGTGAGGATCGGGGCGGGAATGCCAGTTTCCCGCGACGCTTCCTGGATGATTGACGCCAGGTCTGCTGGCGCCTGCGCGGGCGGCAGCGGCTGCGACGACACTGCCGGGATAGCAGCCCCGCCCATGCGCGCGGGGGCAGCCTGCGGCGACTGCTGAGGCTGCGGAGAGGCCCCCTGCCCCATGCCCGGCCCAACGCCCGCAAGCGCGTTTGCCATGAACTCGTTCGCCTCGGCGTTCCGGCGCTGGGACAGGTCGCCCAAGTCGCGCTCGGCCATCATCGAGCCGAGGTTGCCCGCCAGCGCCTGCAAGCCCGCCACCCAAGGCGACGCGGCGCTGCGATACATGATCTCGGGGTTCTGAGCGCGGGCCAACTGCTGCGCCATTGCTTGCCGCCGCAAGATCGCCGCCGTTTCGGGGTCGCGCATATACAGCGCGGAAAGGCTTTCGTTCATCTAGCCCGCCTCAGTCAAAAAGGATTGCCGCCCGCCGTCTCAGCCGCTCGGCGGCAGCCCCATGGGCATCTGCATCGTTTTCTCGCCGCCGTTGCCCTGCATGAACATCGGCGCAAGGCTTGCCATCTGCATCGCAGCGGCGCCCCATGGGTTGCCGTTACGCGCGCCCTGCCCCGCCAGCATCTGCGCGAGCATCATCCGACGGCGCGCGTCCATGCCCTGAGACATATTCTCGTCAACCGCCGAAGCGCCCGAAGGCATGTCACCCTGCATCATAGCCCTAGCTCCTTGACCTCTCGCGCCAGCGCGGACAGCGGCGCCCCCAACGCAGCCATGACGCGCGACATGCGCGCCCGGTATTCCTCAAACAGATCGGGATGATACCGGCGCAGATACGCGGCCTGCCCGACATTCACCCACGCAGGGCAACGCGCGCACTCGGGCGATTGCTCGCCCGCCTCGTAAACGCGGCAGATCGGCGCCCCCACGCTGCGGAGGTAATCGAACACCTCCGCATGCGACCATCCTTCCAGCGGATGCAGGAACTCCACGCCTTCCGCCGTCTCGCCGTCCTTCACCGGCAGTGTCGGGAAGTCCACGCTCTTGGTGCCGCGAATGACCATCGTGGTGCCATCCGCGACCACTCGTTCCCACAGCGGCAGCATGAGGTTCCGATAGCAGCAGTCATAACGCGACACGATGGCGGTCCCCTGCCCTACCGCGTGCGCCACCGGATGCGCGCTATATGGCACCACATCGGACGGGATGCCGTTGGCATCGATCCAGCCCGCCACATCGCCGCGAATGTGAACGAAGCGCGGCGCAAAGCCCTTCACATGATCCACGATCTCGCGCACCTCGGGGAGAAGGTCGCCAGTGTCGTTGTGATAGACCGTCACCCGATCCAGCAGCCCCGCCTCGCGCAGCATGTAAACCACCGCGAGGCTATCCTTGCCGCCGCTGAACAGCAGCGCCGCGCGCTCATGGCGCTTTACCGCGTCAAGCAATGATCGCCGCCGCCGAAATGGCCGCCGTCGCCGCGCCAGCCGCAGCCGCGTTGTTGCCCTGCTGCGCCGCAACCCGGCCCTGATAAGCCTGGTTCTGCGCCGCCTGGTTCATGCCTACCGCACCGAGGTAATCAGTCGGCGCAACGCCAACCTGCGGCGTCGGGTTGAACTGCGGCGGGGACAGCATCTGACCCGTCAGCAGCGCGCTGGCCTCGTTCACCGGCATCTGACGCTGCGCGATCAATTCCTCCAGCGCCCGCTGCCGGTTCGCCGCTTCAGTGCCATAAACGCGGTTCATTTCAGATCCCGCCTGCGCGTCCACAGCAAGGCGCAGGTCGTTTTCCTGCATTCCGTATTCGCGCCACGCATTGGCCCAAGCCTCAGAACCCGGCGTCAGGCCCTGATTGCGCAAGCGCGTGTCGATCGCGGCGCGCTGCTGCTCCTGCTGCGGCGCGATGCGGCCGTACATCGCATCAGCCGCCGCCTGCCGGTTGGTCGCCGCGTCCGAAAGCCCAGGAAGCCCCGTAAAGTCGATGGGCCTAGATAGCGAGTCCTGCGCCTGCTGAAGCTGCTTATTCGCGGCGTCGCCGTATGTGATCTGCGCGCGTTCCGATAAATCCAGCAGCCGTTGCTGATTTGGCGATAGCGTCGTTACCGATTCCCATACATCGCGCTGGCCGCCCATTTCATCCTGAAGGCGCCGCCTTTCGACATCCGGGATAAATCCCTCCTGAATAGGCGCGCCAAATCGATCATTCCCGTAATTTGGCTGATAGCGACCGGCTTGATAATCCTCATACCGTTGCGTTAGGCGCCGCTCCAAATCTTCGGCTCCAACATTGCGCCACGTAATGCTGCCGGTTGGCGTGTATTGATTAACGCGGTTCAACGCGGCCGTCGCGCGCGCGGTTTCAAGGTTTGCACCAGCCTGCGCCTGCGCCGTCGCGGCGGGATCGGGCGCCGGGGGCGGCGCAGGCGATTTCTTGCCCATTAGGAAAACCTCCGAACCAAAGCGTCGTATTCACGCGCCAGCATACCGAACACGACACCATGAACTTTAGGCCGCGTGGAAAACATTTCGCGCACCGCGCCTTCCCGCTTAAAACCGAGACCTGACAGCAACCGCTGCACGCGCTCATTATCGTGGCGCACAACGCTCGTAAGACGCCGCCAGTTGTATTGCGCGAAAGGCACTGAAAGTATCGCCACGATATTGCTGCGCGTTGCCCATCGCGGGCTTTCGGCCGCAAACGACAATTCGCCCACCTCATAACCCGGCAGGTAATTGTGATACACAGCGCCAGCGATCAGACGCCCATCGCGCGCGACACCAATCGCCGCCAGCGGGCCGAACGCTTCGCCGTGCTGCACATGCGGAATGCGCGAGGCCACCCAATCGGCAACAGCCGCGTCATGCCCAAAAATCAACTGCATCGGCTAAAGCGCGTTTGCGCCCATCGGTTCGACGACGAGATCGAACGCACTCAGCGTGACCGTCGCGCCATTCGTCCGGGTGCGCATGCGAGGCGCTAGCCATGTGCCGATGCCGCCCGCCGTCACCCAGTCGCGCAGGATGGTGTTGGAGCCGCCCCATACACCAGAACCCCACAGTGACACGCCCCAGACGCCCGCGCTGATAACGGCAGGCGCTCCGGCATCGGCAGGCACAATGTCGGAAAAATCAACATCAATACCCAACGCAGGCTGAAGCGCAGTGTTGGACGTGAGAAACGGGCGCAGCATCGTGATTCGCTTCAACGCCCCACTGCCCGCCGTCGAAAACGCGGCCTTCACCTCGCCATCGATGTTCCCGCCATCATCGCTACCGCTAAAGTCAGCCTGATAGACAGCAGTCGCGCCGCCAAAGTACGGGTTGCCGTCATACAGTGACCAACAATTTGCGTTCTGGTTTTTGAACCTGCACCACGCGACGGTAATGGAGTTCATCGCCCACTGGTGGAACGTCCCCAGCCCTTGCGGGGCATTGATGAACAGCGCGGAGCCGCGCGGGTACGGAAATACCTGCCAGCCATCGCTATTCCGTTGCGCCGCGACCTGGCGCGCAAGCTCCATATCGATCTTGTCGGAAACGCTTGCGTTGCCCTGCTGCGTCTCATCTAGACGCATCGCCACGAGAAGCGACACAAGGCCCGCCTCGGTCAAAATGAGGCAGTCGCCATTGAAGGTTGCATAAGACCGATTGCCAGCGACGGGCGGCGCAATGCGGAAGCGCCCTGACAGCGAAAACGTGCTGACGTTTGCCGGGTCTGTGCCGGTGTAAAGCGCGACCTCGCCTTCGGAGGAAATGAATGCAATGGCGGATTCAATCGCAGCGCCGCTAGAGAACGACAGCGGTGTGACGATTGCCAGCCGCCCGCCGAGCGTAAACAGCGGGCCGAGGTCAAAGGCAGTCGCCGCGCCAGCAATGGAACCGCTAGCGAGATACCACGCCTTCGCGCTGTCATCCTCAACGAACCACAGCCGATTGCCCCACACGGCCACATCAACGAAGTCGGCGGCGGTCGCGCCCGTGATCGTCTGCGTGGCCCAAGCGGCACCGTCATAGGTCCGCACGCCATCGGCGGCGTTGACCGCAACGAGGTAATCCCCCGCCGTGGTGGAAAACATGACGTGCTGCCATCGCGCGTTAGTCAGGCCCGAAAGCGACGCGGCCCCAACAGCGCCCGCCGTGCTCGCGTTATAGATCGCCGTCCCGCTCGCAGCGAACAACGCGCGGGCGGTCGGGCTGGCGTATTCCATCAGCGTCTCAACAGGCGCCGAAAAGCCCGTCACATGTGCCTGATAGCCACGCCGCAACCGCACATAGGACGCCTCGGGGAAGTAGTTGTCCAAGATCAACGCATCATTCGGCTTCAGCGCCGCCTGGCCGTCGCGGAGGTTCAGCCCCGCGACAGGCGCGGGCATCGTCACAAACCGGCCAGAAGGCCGCCGCGACGGGTTAGCGCGCAACGCCTGCCGCATCAGATGCTCCACGACCCTTCGGGGACGGTCGGCAACCGAGCACCCATACCCATCCGGCGCGTGCCGGTGAGGTCCACCGCGCGGCGAGAGCCATCGCGCGCCATCAGCGACGCAACCTCGACCTCGTAATTCCGCATCGCTTCAGCGTAATCAAGACCGCGCGATTGCAGGTAGCGCCAGACCAAGCCCAGCGTCATCGCCTCGGCATCGAGCCGGGGAACGTCAGTGTCCGCAGCCCATGCGTCCTGCCCCGTCCCGCCCGCGCTCTCGCACCAGTGCTTTGTGACGTATTCGTAGGCGTAGGTTGACCCCGCCGCAGGGGTCGGAACCATCCACATTTGATTGCCGATGATGCGGAAGGCGTCGAACAGAACAGCCGCCGTCAGCGCCTGCTGCACCTGCCATTCGCGCGAGTTCAGCGGCCCGCGTACAGCGCGCTTGAACGTGCGATTGAAGAAAGTATCAGCCAACATCCGCCCGCCCCAATCGGACGGGAGGCCCGCAGCCTGCACGGTCGTCGCGGTGCTGGTGAAAGTATGCTCACGGGTCAGCGCCTGCCATGTCCATCGCCGGGCAAGCGCCTCGCCCTCGCGCTGCGCGCACGACAACAGTGTGCGCGCCGTCTGGTCGCCGCCCGCCATGATGCCCACCGGGCGCTGAATGCCGATCATGTCGGCAGCGTCCCGGCAGATGGAAAGCAGCGTTGCCATGCTCAGACTTCCTCAATGACCTTGCGCGGGCGGCCCGGCCCGCGTCGCGGCGCATCGTCCTTGCCATCGTCCGCAAGCCGATGAAGCGCCTCCGTGGCCTCGGCCAACTGCTGCTTCAGCGTCTCGATTTCCCCCGCCTGTGCGGCCAGCGAAGCCTCGACGGCGGCGTTGTTCTCACGGTGCGCCACATAGGCGCGGG